AGAGTGCCGTCTCCGCCAATAGCTCCTGCAAGAGTTCTAGCGCGTGACATCAGGAATGCTCCTCAGTGGCAGTTGCTACAGGCGGCCTGTCTTCTGCCCACAAGTTAATTGGACATCTGGTATTAGCAATTCTGATCTTTGCCTGAATAATGCATCCGCATTTCTTGCAAATTCCAAGCATGTTGTTTTCGCAAGATGTGCAAGCATTTATTCTTTCGTAGAGAGCCTCTGGGCTGCAGACGTCGATCATGCCGCAACCCCAAAGCTATCTGCGAAATCATAATCTGCCGCGTATCTAGCTTTCGCAAAATCTAACGCCCTATCGGACAGACTTGACAAACGAACCGACGCATTCATTTTTGGCATCGCCCTAGTGAGGCCAATAACATCGGGAATCATAGTGGCGGAATTTTCATAGCTAATGACCGTTACGTTCGGCCCATCAAGCCAGTCCACTTGCTTCTTGAAGATCTCTGCGAACACGCCTTTTCCTTCGGCCTCCAGTTCCCAGCCAAACAGCTTCTTGATCAGCGCGTCGTAATCAGCGCTGGTTTCAGCCGGCATAGACAGGCTTTCTGATGCGTACCGCAGGCCGCTCGCGAACCTATCGACCGGATCTCGGAATACTCCATACATTTTGTAGTTCAATAGGTTCGGAAAAGCCTCAATGGATTGGCGATACGTTGCATGCCACGAAAATCCATAGTCGGTGTTCGAGAACACTATTGGATACTTAAAGCCGTTTTCTATTAACGTCTCGCGCAAAGAGGTGCTGCCCGTTCTCGGGACGAGCATGAACGCGATGCGATCCTCCTTGCGGTACATCATTACGGGGCGTCCCCGTCAAGAGTCGGGATCGTTATTGGCGCTTCTTCATGCGGCCTCGCTGGCTCAAGGAACGACGAGGCGCGTTCCTCGGCAATCAAGCCATTGGAAGCAAATACGTTTATGCAGTTTATGATAGAAGGAGCGATTACGGATATTTTTTCCATTCCGTCTATCAGCTCTATAGCAAGCTTCACATCCTCGTTTGTCGATTCTCGAATGGCCGCAAGCTCGTCCGATGTAAAACGAGACAAGTACGCCGCTTTAGTGACAACCATCACCAAAAATCCGGGCGGTTTCAAAAGCTGGCCGTCTTCGTAAAGCCAGCCCGGGCCAGCTAGCGCATGCGTCTGCACTATCCAGAAACCTGTTTCGTCGTCTGGAGGAGTCTCTGTCTGGCGAACCATGCAGACAACCACCCCGTCATGGATCTTAAGCCAAGTCTTCATGGTCCAAAGTCCTCAACAAGAATGAATCCGCCGACGCCGTTTCCGCCGATATTAAAGCCGGTGCATCCGCCGCCATTGCTGGCGCCAGCGCCACCGCCGCCGCGACCATAACTAGATCCGTGGTTATATGTACCAAGACTCATTGGGATATAGGCTAAGTGAGTCGAGATGTTGGTGTAGCCACTGCCGTTTGAGCCAGCAGCACACGAAATGCCGTTAAAACTGCTAGCCCCCGGCGAATTTTGCGTCATGCTGTAGTACGGATACGTTCCGGTTTGATACCAAATACCGGCATTGCCAACGGTGTACGCGGCAGTAGATACAACCTTTGTCCACTGCTGTAGCCACTGACCGGCAATCCCGTGCGTACCGTAGTTAGTTCCGTAACAAACGCTAGTGCCACCGCCTGAGCCGCCGCCTCCAATAAGGGTGACGCGACACCACGAGTTGGGAGCGGTCGGCGTGTAAGTGCCGGAGCCACTCGTATATACGGTGACCTGCTTTGGCTTTCCGCCACCGCCAGCAAATTGACTCAATGTACTCATGTAAAGATCCATCCTCTTGTTGCGTCTGCATAACGCAGCTGTATGCCAGCGTATGCATTATCTATTGTCATGTTCTCGGCCAAGCTATTTATGTTTTGGCCGTTTCTGGCAATAACGTTATCAGTTCGTCCGTTGCCAACGGTAATCCACACGACAGCGCCAGCGGCAGGAGATGCCGGAAGCGTTACGGTTGTAGCTCCGCCGACGAGAACATAGTGTGTGTTCGCGGCTGCAGTAAACGAGGTGCTGCTTGTTACGCTCAGGGTCGGCGTTCCGCCGCCAGCCGTTTGCCATGTCGGTGCGGCTCCGGCTCCGTTGCTGGTAAGCACTTGCCCCGAGGTTCCGTAATTTGCACCTGAAAGGCCAATTTCTCCGGCAGGGCCTATCCTGAAACGCTCGACGGCAGCGTTTCCAAATGTATTCGTGTTGATGGTAAAGAAGCAGTTTCCTGATGTCGCATTGCCGCCAATCATCACTGGATAGATATTTGTGGTATCCCCCCAATGAATATTTCTTGCGGCGCCGCCTGATTCAGTAAACGCCATTCCGCCGCCGGAAATATCGAGCTTGCGAAGAGGTGTTGTCGTGCCAATTCCGAGGCTGCCGGCACTGGTCAGCACCATCAAATCAGAAGTCTGATAACCGCCGTTGTACAACGATCCAAACGACATCGTTGATCCGGTAGAGGTGTTGTAACTGATGCTGATTCGCCCCAATGCGCTAGTGGCATCAGTCCACAAAATAGACTTATTGCCAGATGGGTTGCTGTAAGCAGACTCCAAGTTAAGCAGTGTGACTGCCGTACCTGTTGCGTCTTTAACGTGCAGTTTTGCAGTAGGCGAACTAGTCCCGATGCCCAACCCCGTAGAGGTGAGGCGCATTTGTTCGGTGCTAGACGTTGAAAATATAATCCCAAATGCTTGCGTGTTATTAATGACAGCATTACCAGTGCCGTCTACACCAAACAAAGTGCCGTTAAGTCCGGTATTTGAATTTCCCGCAGCCAAATACTGCGCGGTAGACCCGGTAGCGTAGATGTTTATTTTTTGCGTAGCAGCATTTCCACCTGCTAACGCCAAATTCGTCCCATCAAACATCAGCGCACTACCACTCGTCGCCACCTTGCTGCCGTTCAGATACAGCACGCCGTTGGCTGTGCCGCCGGAGAGGGTGAAATTCCCTGATGCAGAAAGCGTCGTAAACGAACTTGTCGGCGCTTGGTTCTTCCAAAGGCTGGTAGTGCCGTCGTATGTAAGTACTTGGCCGTTTGCCGGGGAAGTAATTAGTACGTCGTGAATCTCGTCCAGCTCATACCCGTTCTGTGGACGAACGTAGATCTGGCCGCCCCCGGCATTTGCTTTTTCAACAACGCCGATATAGACCAAGTGATTCGGGGCGACCGGCTTTGTGGATGTTAAAGATCCAGCCGTGCTTCCTAGATATAGAGTTACACCGGGCGAAAATGCAGATGTGTCAACATTGCTAATTACGCCTTGACAAATGACGTAGCCGGTCTGGTTGGCTCCAATGTTCTCTGCTGCAAGACCAAGCGTTTTAGCTGACGTCGCGTCAGATGTATTCGCGGCAAGCTTTACCGTCGCGCGATCACCCTGAGCCTGATAAAGATATACAGGCTGTCCCTTATTGATCGTGAAGGACTCAGCGTTAGTGACATATGCATGCATCGTTTGGCCGAGAGACGCAACCGCGTTTCCGCCAATCATTGGCATGCGCAAAGAGCCAATCGCAGAATCCCATGTAAGTCGGCCAACAGCGTCGGTGACGACTGCCGTCTGGTCAAACGTTATGTAGTCCGGGGTTAGCGAAGTGATGTCTGTGTTCGCGCCTAGCAGCGCGTACTTTGCATCAGCCTCTGCTTTCGTATAGCCATCAGAGAGGCCGCGAGGAATGTATGAAACAACCTCAACCGAGTCCCCGGCTGATGCCGCGACAGTCAGAACGATTGATGAGCCGTCTGTGGCTGTAAAGTCATCACCGGCCACAAGCCTGACGCCGTTGTAGTAAACGTCTACATAGTTGACTATGTATCCGCCGCTTGGCGAGAACGAGGTCTGACCAGCGGTCGCCGTGAACGAAGTCACGATTCTCGCTGTAGAGAACCCCGGTGTGTTGCCGATGTATGGCATGAGCTACCCCTTATTAGAGACTGGTAAAATTTGCACTCATTCCTGATTGAAGAATGACTTTACCGCCTCTTCTATATCTTGATTCGTCCAGTCAACCGTATAGTCATCGCCCTGCATGACAGTGACCCAATACTTAAAGCTCGGGTTTTCGCCAAGCTGGCAAAATACTGACAGTCTTTTCATTGCCACGTTATCGTCAATCTGAATGACATCCACTACGTCAGAGGAGTACTCCTGCTGCGCAACGTATGGCGTGGCTAATTGCACATCTGGGAATGAAGGCATCTTACTCTCCTAGTTTCGCTTTCAGCGCGTTCACTTCGGCTGACAATTCTTTCACGGCGTTGACCAAGTGCCATACCAAGCGGTCGGAGTTTACCGACAGAACTCCTGTGGACTCTTGCTTGACGCACTCGGGTAGCACTTCCTGAATCTCCTGCGCAATCACGCCAAGCTGAACGCCCGTGGTTTTAATGGCGGCAGACTTTGGCAGCTCAGGATCAACTTCATCCTCACTGCGGTACTCGAAGTTGCGAACACGAATCTGGTTGATCTTGGTAAGGCCGTCGTTGTTATCGACGATGTTCTTCTTAATCCGGCGGTCTGATGTGGTTGCCCAAGTACTTGTATTGTTTCCTTGATAAATTTGGCCGTTTCCGCCCGGGCTTATAAACCCGGTGTTTGCGCCTTTCCCGGTAAGGTTGTATCCGATAATTACGTTGTAATTATTGTCAGAATACTGAACATCGGAGTAGTTCCCGATGATCACGTTTCCTGTGCCAATAGTTAGACCTGTTGAATAGTACCCAGCCTGCTGACCAATCAGTACGTTATGAGATCCGGTTGTTACCGCATATCCAGCGTAATAACCGGAAACAGTATTGTTCCCTCCGGTTGTGCAGCTAATTAGAGAGTAATAGCCAGATGCGGTGTTTGCACTTCCTGTTGTGCAGTAGTGCATTGAGTAGGCGCCATAAGAGCAGTTGTAGTTTGCACTTGTCTGCGCCATGGATGCGGCATATCCAACCGCAGTATTCAATGCTCCGGTCGTATTTCCGTAAAGCGTGTAAACACCAAGGCCGCAGTTTTGAACGCCGGTACTTGTTTGCTGAAGAGACTGATTGCCTACGGCAGTGTTTCCGGTTGCCGTTGTTGGAGACTGTAGCGCGTTTGTACCAACAGCTGTGTTGTAGAGTCCGGTTGTATTATTTTGAAGCGCGGTGTAGCCAACTGCAGTATTTTGATATCCGGTTGTATTTGAGCTTAATGCTCCGGCTCCAACAGCCATATTGCTTGAAACAGATCCCGCTCCAAGCCCAATCCGGATTCCATTCAGCCACACATCGCCGTTGACATCAAGCTTTCGACCGGATGCTGGAGTTTTGCCGATTCCGACGTTGCCGGAGGAGTCAATGCGCATTTTCTCGGACGCACTGTCACCGCTGTTCGTCACAAACGCCAGTGCACTTTGTAGTGAGCTTGGGTCGGCTTGAGTAATTAAACTCATAATGCGGCCAACTACGTTGGTGCTGGCAAACGACCCAGTTCCGGTCAAAAAGTCTAGTGAGCAAGAATAGGACGTGTTTTCTGTCGAGTTTCGGATTACCGTTCGGACGTTTGATGTGGACTCAACAGTAAGCGGAGATATGGGCGAAGCCGTCCCAATACCGACATTTCCTGTTTCTGAAAAAACAACACGGTCTGTTCCGTCTGTTTGAAACAGGAATCTTCCGGCGCCAGCGCCGCGAGCGTTTAGAACGATAGTTGCTTCGTTAGTTCCGCCATTGAGTGCTGTTCCAACAAGCAGTCCGCGACCAGATGTGTAACCAAAAACAGCCTGTGTGCCGTTGAATGTTCCTGTTACATCAAGCTTTGCGGTTGGAGAACTATTGCCTATTCCGACATCGCCACCGGAAACTGTCAGGCCATTAGAGGCCGAGAGCGTCGTGAATGCGCCAGAGCTTGCCGTCGATGCGCCAACGGTCGTGCCGTTGATGCTGCCGCCTGTGATAGCGACGTTGTTGGCATCCTGAGATGCAATTGTCCCAACAGCCGGTATCGATACGTTTACAGAACCAGCCGCCGTGATACGGCCTTTCGCATCAACCGTAAAGGTTGATATTTGGTTCGCGCTTCCATAGCTGCCGGCGATTACCGTAGTGTTAGAAAGTTTCGGAGAAGTAACCGCACCATCAGCTATATCGGCTGTCTTTATAGAGTCATCAAGAACGTTATCGCCAGTGACGATTCCGCCGAACGGGGCATTACCGATATAACTCATTACTCAATCCTCAAACGAGGTAGGAGAGCGTGGCGTCAATTGATGTAGCTACACTTGAGTAAGCCGTAATTGTATCGCCCTGCTCAAGAACTAGCTTTTGATCTCCGCCGACAACGGCCAACGCACCGCCCGGAAGCACTAATGCGTCCTTGATAAGGAACGCAGATGTTCCACCGTTTTTATTCAGCTTTGCTGATACGGTTGAATTTGCGCCAGATATGTTTGCGAACGCTAGGCCAATCAGGGTTTGCGTCTGACCTGCGCCGACAGCTGCTGTCAGCGTAGTTGGAGAGCCTGACGTTCCTATGCTAGGCGATGCGATTGATTTGAATGCCATGGGTCACCCTAACGCGATTGCCATCGCCACGGCCTGACTGTCTGCCTCAGAAGTGGAGTACACGCCCAGATTAGTCCGGGCGGTACTCGTACTCTGAAGATCGCTGAGGTTGTTGCTCTTGTCCAACTTATCAACGTTCAAGTTGGAGAAGTTGTTATCAACCTCAGTGTTGGTCAGCGGCGATCCCTTTACACTTCTGAGGACTATAGTTGACATTTTTATCCCCTATTAGGAGACAGTCACCGTCCAAGTCACGACCATCGAGTCGCCGGCTTGCTTGTTCACAACCGGGAAAACGGTGCGGCAAAGCATGGTTCCGGCTGACGCAGCATTGAAGAGGCCGGCCTCGGTGACCGCGCCAGTGCCAACGCCAGCGCCGAAAGTGGCGATGTAGGTAATCGAGTTCGAGGAAACGGTCGATGACGTCAGAGCAGTTCGGCTACCAGCAATGGCGGCTTCAAGCCCGGTGTTGCCAGCCGCAGCAGCGGTGGTTCCCGTCCCGAGTTCCATGTGCGACATAGCAGTCGCAGTCGCGTCTTTCATGCGCGACACGATGTAGTTCAAGCCAGCAGAGACAACGAGATTCTTAAACTCGACATCCTGCTTAACCGAGCCACTCTCATCGGTCACGATGACTCGCAACGCGCCAGTGGCCTTGATGTTTTCAAGACTTTTCATTTAGAGATTCCTCATTAAAAGTTTCGATAGCTGCCAACATAGACTCCAGAGGACGTATCCGTGTACGAGATGTCCCAGTAGTCAGTCCAAGCAAGCGAGCCGCTCTCGCTTGTGATGGCCGATTCGGCCAACCCCTTTCCAGCGGTCAGCTGGCTTGCGTCCGAGCTGACGTTATTGTCGCTGAAGTTAGTTGAAAATGAAATGGACGCGGCCTCTGAAGCCAAGGCCGAGTCAGATAGAGAAAACCCAACGTCGAAAGAGAGGGTCTCTCCAGAATTCGCCACATCCTCAAGAAGCTTTCCGATCTCGAAAAGCTGAAAGTCCGATGTTGACTGACTGTCGGATGCCGCCTTATCAAGAGTATTGGATACGCTGTCGCTTACTGAGAAGTAATCTTCAAGAAGGACACTGAACAGGAAGGATATTGTTATCGAGTCTAAAGCTCCAACCGACTCTGACGGCATGGACGTCGAAAGCTCGAAAGCAAGATCGTCGCTGCCAATGGCTTCGTCGGCAAGAGATCTCGCGAAGTCAACCTGTCTACTGAACTCATCTGCCGCAAATTGACTCTCTGCAATTTGCTTGATGAAGGACATCGTTTGGTCGTCTTCGCTAGACACCTCACCATCAAGATCATCTGTCGCAATAAGAGACTCGGAGATTGGCTTCTGTATCTCTGATACAGATGAGTCTGCGACGATTCCGATATCGGAAACGGCCTTTGAAAGAGAAAGAACCATCTCGATCGAAGAGATGATGCTTTCCTGAATTGGCTTAGTAACATAAATGTTACTGTCGTCTGATGCCGCTACTATCTCTGCAAAGGTCTTTTCTACTAAAGAAAATACCTGATCGGAAGAAAGAGCTGACTCCTGAGCATATTTCAGGATTGAAAGCGACTTAACATCAGCCGCATATCCCTGCTCATCCAAGTCCTTCAGGAAGGCTAAGGTTGATGCGTCTAACGAGGATAGAGAATCCTGAGTGCTTTTTGATACCGAGTTGACATAAGAGTCAACTGCTAAGAAGGCGTCCGAAAGACCCTTGCCGAATTCGGTTGACTTCTGATCTGACGCAGAAAGCTGTTCCGACTTCTCGACCGTAAGCAAGAACAAGCCAACTTGGTAGACAAGATCTATTACCGCCTGAGCATAGGCGCTAATAGAGATAGCCGACGCACTCTTACTCGCCTTAATGGCGGTTGCGGCTACCTCATTCTTGATCGTTACCCAAGAGGCTAGGATCTTCACCCAATGTCCTCGCGGAGCCTAAACTTCAGAAGATCATAAACAGTCTGTCGTGAGGTTCACCTTGATCTGGGGTCTGGTGTCGCCCTGAACGAGTTTGATTTTCTCTGCCATGCTGACTACCTATTTAGACGAATTCTCTTGGGGCAACTGACAACGCGCCGCCAGCGTAGCCGTGCTTTGTCTTTCTGATCGCGATGCCGAGTCCCTTGTCAAACAGCGCCTTGTTCGCCGATGCGCGAGAGGGGTCTGACCATACTTGACCCGGCTGAATCTGCAGTCGGTACAAAGCACCCTTAACGATAACCTCAGAGTTTTCGTTGGCGATGTAATCTGGGATTGATGTACTGGACTGGCTCGGCTTGAGAGAGTACTGAACAGCAAGCTTCTCTGCGGCAACCGGGGTTGGGGCAAAGGTTATCGTGTCGCTATCCAACATCGTGTAAGTCCTGATCGGGCCTTTGCCAGAAAAGGAGATGATGTCCGTCGGCGACGAGGGAAATATCCGGCTATAGCTAGGGTCGTTTATGGTTCCGCTATTCTTGAAAACAGCAAGAACGTGATTGATCTCTTGACCGGCTGCGGTATCAAGATCAATTTCGTTTACGTTTGCAGGAACAACCACAGGCTCAATCGGCTGAATCCATACGTCAGTCTTTACGCAGAACTCTATAGCCGAGTCCTTCAAAGCTTGAACGATGGAAAAAACCGGGCAGCCCGGAACTTCCAGAAGAACCTTGCTCGCGAGATCTGTGTAGTTCACGAGAACCTCTTAGGCTGTCGGCCCAGCGGGGGTTCTGGCTCGCGGGGTTGCCGCCGAGTCAGATTGCGTTTTCAAGCCAAGCGAACTCTGGAAGGACTGGAAATGCGCTTGCGCACGGGTAACGTTGCCAGCGTAGTCCGCATCCTTCGAGTAAGCGCGGTACAGCAGGTAGTCCAGAATCGCGTTTGCGTACACATCATCAATGTCGATGACCGTGGACGCGATATCAGTTAGGTCGTTAGCCCCGCCTGTCGAAGTAACGGTGGTCGGAGCAGAGCTGTAGATAAGCTCAATCTGCGCCAAAGCGGTCGGCTTCGGGTACAGATAAAAGGTTTTCGGGTCGAGCGGGTTATAAATGTAATGCTCGATGACAATCGTTCCTGCTGACGGCGTGTTGTGCCAATCAGGGAGTTGGTCGTCCAGAACCCGTCGATCAATCTGCCGAATCGACTTTCCGCCAACATTCCGAACCACATCGATTAGGCGAAGTGCGGCGGCAGGGATGGTTTGCTTTGAGCCGGCCACACAATTAAACGTGGTATTGACCGACTTCGCATCAGGCCGAACAAGCACAACCTCGCGCTGCGCGTCATTGAAGAACTTCAGTAGTTCCTGCTTAGACCAGCGGGTTCCGGTCACATCCTGAAGGATGATCTGTGCGCGATCGATGATATCAACCACTTTTACCGTAGCCATTTTTTAACCTTCGTAATACGGTTCTAGGTCTGGGTTGTCGGCGTAAACCGGGTTCCAGTCCCAGATCATGCCGGTGCGTTTATTTCGAAGCTTCTTTGTCTGGGCTATCGGCACATCCTGCACGACCACCCTTGGACTTCCGAGAGCCTCGACCTCTTGCTGCAAATCAGCAAGCTTCTTTCGTCTATCCAGCGTAATGCCAAAGTTTGCTTTGGCGTACTCAAACAATTCGTCTTTATTCATATCCATATTCAAGATCGGGAGAGGCGCGGTTGCCCACGCCTCCCCCTCTCCAATTACATGCCCGTGAGCTTGAGGGCCACGCCGCAGGTCGGATGCACGACCTTGTAGCCATAGACCTTCAAACCGCGAACGCCATCACCGAAGGACGACTCAAGGCGAACCGTCTCAGTGTTGGTGAACTGCGAAGCGAAGCAAGCAAACTTCTTGTGACCAGCCAAGCAGAGGCGCTTGCCAGCGTCACCACCCGCACCAGCGGCGAGCAGGTTCGACTGATAAACCGTGAAGCGGTCGATCATGCCAACCTTGCCGTTGCGCAGCGGCGAAGCCGAGTCACCAGTGAGGTACGCGAACTTCAGATCCGACTTCTTGAGAAGCTCGATCACCTTCGGCGAGACAACGAGGAAGCGATCGCTATCCGGGATGTTGTCTTCGTCGAGGATACGGGCAGCCTCAAGGATCGGGTCGAGGATGTTCGCAGCGGTCGGGGCAACAGCAACGTCAACCACGTTGTTGACAGCCACGCCAGACACGATGTTGCCGAGAACGTCCGTCTCGACAGCAATGCGCATCTGCTCAGAAGCATCACGAGCAGCCTCGTCCCAGAAGGAGATGTCGCTCTCGGCCTTCAGCACATCGTCCACCTTGAAGGCGTACGACTTAGCCTTATCGACCAACAGCTCGATCGTCGAGGTCGTCACGTCCTGATACGAGATCGTGCCGGTGTAGTTCGCGACAGTGATGTTCGGAACCGTGCGGATCACAACCTTCGAACCCTGACCCGAGATCTCACCCTCGTAGTCGTTGTTCGTCACTTGCTCAAGAACAGAAGCCGCATAGAACTTCGCCTGAAGCTTCTTCGAGAAGATATCAGGGACGAAGCCAGCCGCGTTGTTAGCAATCCAGCCGCCATTGGCGACGGTAAAGTTCAAAGCCATTTCAAAATACCTTTAGAAAAGAGTTGTACTGCTTGTCAGCGTACACGACCCTCGGCCCACGCCTTGTCGATCTCAGCCTCAAGTCGCTCGTAATCACGGCGGTTAAG